TACCTGAACAAGATCATTTGCCACTGCTGCTTCTGCTAGTACCACTGTGGTACCGTTTGTTGCTGTATAATCGGAATTACTTAAAACGCTGCCGTTTAATGCTACCTCAACATTTCCTGCAACGTAACCTAGTGGAACAGTAAAACTAGTTTGTCCGCTGGTAGCTGTAAATTCATAAGCACGTCTAACTGCTAGTGTGCCTATACTACCACTAGCTCCGCCACCACTAAGCTCAGCTACGCTGTTGCTGCTGGTTTTGTAGAATAGTTTGCCATCTGTATAGTTGATGGCTAATTCGCCATAATCAAGATCAGTTGCTAGTGGAATTTTTCCCGCAACTGAGCTCTTTTTTAATATAACCTTTGCCATTTAAGTAATTCCTAATAAGGATTATAAAACTATTATAGAATAGTTTATTATATTTTAGTAAAGTCCGCCGTCAACTACACTAATAGACACGGCGCCGCTAGTTACTGTAAAGTTTGTGTTATCAAAGCTAGCAATACCTTTAGTACTATATGTTGCTGTAGTAGTTGTTAATACTACATTACTAACGTCACCGCTACCACTAATACTAAAACTGCCTGTTGTATCACCTGTAGCAAAAGTAACTGTACGTGCTGTTGTCCAAGCTGCTGCTGTACCTGTGATACTTGTTACGTCTAGTGTACCTTTTGTGCCGCTAAATACTTCGCTAGTATTAGTAGCATCCGGAATAAATGTAAAATGTCCAGTACTGTCGTTAAAACCAAAGAAGCCAACTTTTGCAGTGGTACCATTATGCCACTTGAATTCAATACCACGATCTTTGTTATCATCACTGGCAGGAGCTGTATCACCACCTAGTGTAAAGATTGGATCATCAATGGTAACTGTTGTGCTATTAACTGTGGTTGTAGTACCATTAACAGTTAAATTACCAGTAATAGTAGTATTACCTGTAACGTTTAGTGCACCACCAATGTTAGCTGCACCACTAATACCAACACCACCGGTAACTACTAGTGTACCAGTTGTTGTGCTTGTGCTAGCTGTACCAGCAGTTAGTGTAGTGGCGCTACTAGCTGTTAATGTAGTAAAAGCACCTGTACTGGCTGTTGTACTACCAATACTGGTATTGTTAATAACGCTGCCACTAAGTGTTGCATATAGTGTACCACCAACACGCATGTTGCCCATAATGTAGGCACCACCGTTGTTAACAACTAGTGCACCTGTTTGTACTGCTGGGCCTGCATTTGTTGCATCTGTAATTGTTAGCACACCACCAGCAAATACAGCGCCTGCAATACCCACACCACCTGCAACCGTTAATGCGCCTGTTGTTGTGTTTGTGCTGGTGGTTGTTTGTAGTAGGTTTAGCTTTGTTCTGTCAAGCTGTGCAACTTCTGTAGTACCATTACCAGCAGCATTTTCTGCATAGAAGTGTAGTATACCATCACTGCCACCAGGAGTTGCTTCGGCTATAATATAGGTATAACCGTCAACACTTTTAACGCCGCCAAGACTACCCCAATTAGCGCCACTATAACCTTCAAACTGACTGGTATCGCTATTATAGCGAATAGTACCTTGTACAGTTGGTCCACGTTGTGCAGTTGTACCAACAGGTATCTTTACACCGTTTGTACCACTAACACTTACATAGCCTGTACCATTTGGGGTTAGGGTAATATTACCGTTAACATCTGTACTACTAATAACATTGCCATTGATTGTAATGTTATCAACGTTCCACTCGTCAACCTTTTTATTAGCATCTACAAGTACTGCACTACTTGCTGTAACTGTACCATGTACATGGTCTAATAAGTCGGTAAAATATTTACCACCAATAACAAAGTGATTAGCAGCATTACCGCTGGTTTCACTGCCAAAACCTAGGTATAGCCTGTCACCACCATTTGCTTGCGTTCCGCTAAGTGCTGAATAGGCTAATTCGCCCGCACCTAATGTGGTTGGATCTCCAGCAGTACTAGAACGCTTGATACGAATAATTGAAGCCATTTTCTATCTCCGATTAATAATAGCCACCTTCCATATTCTGGGCATCAAGCGTTGTGGTTGCTACCCATTTTTGTACTAAGGTTTGATAAACTAAAAGTCCGCCGTTTGTTAAGTTTGTTAGGTCTACGTCACTCATAGCCTGTATGGTAGTAGCGCCAGCGGGACCCATTAAACCAGCAACTACAACCTGAGGTTCTTTACGCTCAATTACTACTTGATTATTCTTCTCGGTGACAATTACCTCAGTTGTCATCGTGTAACCTCCTGTATTAAGGTTAAGTTGCCTTGTATAAATGTAGTTACATCACCATTAGCATCTGTTAGCTCTAGGCTATAAACTGCTGTGGGAAATGAAAATAGTGCTGTTTGTGCGCTAGTCATTGTAACCGTAATTGTATAATTTGCTGCGTCTATTGCTATTCCGCCGTTTAAATGGGTGAGTTCTAGTATAGTACTACTATCTATAGTTTCTCGCAACTGCATTTTAGCTGTAAAACCTGTTAGTGGCACTGGAGTATTCCACTCTATAACACCGCCGCTAGTATATGTTGTATATCCTGCACTATTTACTTGATTAAGTGTTACTGTATTGCTACTTACCGCAGTAGCTATATAATAACTATCTTCGGCAGTCATATTAATTTCTTTCATACCGCCAGCACCTGTAACACGCACACGCCAACCAGCAGGAATAGTATGATTGCCACTAGTAGTAATTACGCAAGGTGCGGCTTTGGTAATAGCACTAATATTAGCATATAGTTTAGTTTGACTTTCCCAACGAAATACTTCCTTAAAAGTACTACCTTGGTAAATCTTATAATTAATTTTTGCAGGTGTCATTGTCATATTACACCTTTACCTTTCTAAGAGCTGCCAGTTTCTTAAAACTATTTAACTCTGTGGTAAGTGCAGCAATTTCTTCCTGCAACTTGTTATTTTCAATATTTAATTTAGTTAGTTGACTATTTAACTCAACTATATCTAACTGTAATTTAGTCAACTCTTCAGTAAGTTTACTATTCTGTTGGCCCATACGTTCTAATTCTTCGTGCATCATTTTGATTACACTAGTTTCTGCATCAGTACTTCGCCAATCTTTTAGTAGCTTTTGCACACCTACTGATAGTGCAATTATTGCCATAGCTGCTACACTAATGGTTTGTACCAGGCTATGATTTTCTACCATTTCCATAGTTTCTCCCTACCAACCAGTAATTGAGAAACTAGTACTATAGTAGTTATGCACTAAATAACTAATACTAGACGTTTCTCGTTTTCCATATATAATATAATCTTGTTCATTCCTGGTGTTTCCTTCTGGGAATACACTTACTGCTATATTTTTATAACTGCCAACACTTTTTAGTATTCCGATTAGTGTTTCTCTATCAGTTTTTGTAAGTATGCTAAAATTAAAATTTAATTGGTCGTAGATAGTTCCACGGTCACTAAACAAATCGCCTGTATCACTACGACTTGTTTGTGTAGTGTCTCCAATTGTTAACTCTAGCCCGTCCTTATCTACACCAATTTCTGGTTCCCAATATTTTCCACATACTATACGACTACAGTCAATATATGCTGGATAAGCTGGATTTCCTATTGATGCTTTGGTTTGATCAGATAATAATATATTGAGACTAGTTACACTAACCGTAGTAGGAAACCAAAAAGCTACTTTACTTAAACCACCGTATGGAAAACTATTTACATTTTTTATACCACGATAGTTATCTAGTGTAGTATTAGTACAAGCACTAATACTTGGGTATGTAGTGCCACCAGCTGTTACAGTAATAGTAGCACTACTACTTAAATTTGTTGCTGGTAATATAATGCCGTTAATTTGTTCAGCAGTAGCCCAAGTTAGTGTATATGTAACTTGTGTAGCTCCTGAACGATGAACTAAACTTTTTGTATTAGTTTTTAATCCTAGCGGGTCGTATCCACTAGCAGATGATGTAGCAGTAATATTAGTAGTACGTTCAGCCGCATCATCGTATATAATTCTAACATTTGCCATATTATTCCTCGGCTGATGTATTTAACCAAGTATTTTTGCTATGGTTAATTTTTTATTCTTGTATATTATAACACAAGAGCAAAAGGTTGTCAACTAGAAAAAATACCCTGCCCAAGCTTTGTTGAACAGGGTATAGGATAGTACTTGTTGTGTTTTTTGTCGACTCGATGTGTGATTTCCAAATCAGTTTAGTGAATTCGGTCGCCCAGTCGGGGTAGTTTTGTCGATCTAAAATTTTATTGTGGGCTTGAGGTAGTATTGCCTACAGCTATCGATAGTTTTATTTGTGGTAAACCATTCAATGTTATACTAGCTGTGCCAGTCCCCCAATAGGTTGTACTATTAGGCGTAGGAGCCCATCCACCATAATATCCAATTGCTACCCAATAAGTTTGACCATTGGTTAAGCTTACTGTAACACTACTTCTATAATTACCTCCGCCAATATCATCGTTCATAGCAATACATAAGCCGCCAGATATTTGGTATACAGCTATTCTAGTATCTGGGGCCGATAATCCACTACTTAATCCACTAGGATTAGGACTGGCATTAGTATCAATTGTCCAACTGGTTGAAGCAGTGGCTATAAAATTAAACCAACAAATATTATTATTAATTACACCGGAAACAGCACTACTAGTTGGTACAATGGTTACAGTATTTGTATTTACTACAACCCCAGTTATTCTAGCTCCTACATTAGTAGTCATAGAAAGTGAAACACTTCTAGAAGTTAATGCTGGGGCACCTGTACCTGCCGATGCCGTTAAAGTACCCGTCCGAGTTCCTTGTTCAGGCCCTAATCTACCGGTAAAAGTTCCACTAGTACTACCTGCTGGTATTGTTAATAGATCTGTATAAGTTATATTGCCTTCAGTCCAATCAGTACTATCATTACCTCTAAAGTATACTTGGTTAAATGTTAAGCTAATTTTAGTATCTACACCGCGACTAACATTACTAGTAACTGTAATTGTATATTGATCTCCAGCAGATATAGTATTATTACCAGTTGTACTGATGCTAACTAAATCAAATGCTGCCGGAGTTAAGCTAGTATCATTTATGGTAACGCTTGTGCTAGCTTGGCCATTATTTAAACTCATAGTAAAAGTTTCAGTACCTTCTGTAGTACTATCGGCTGTTACATTGTAAGTTCTAGTTTCTCCATCATAAGTAAAAGTACCTGTTAAGCTAGCTCCACCAATATCAGCACTACTAACTCCACTAATAGTATAGCCAAAACTACCGCTTTGGTTTGTATTAAATGTAATAGTAAAACTTCCACCTTCATCTACTGCCGAAGTACTTCTAGTTAAACTATAACTAGCAGGTGTTAAACTAGTATCATTAATCGTTACACTACTACTAGCTTGACCATTATTTAAACTCATAGTAAAAGTTTCAGTACCTTCTGTAGTACTATCTGCTGTTACGTTATAAGTTCTTGATTCACCATCATAGGTAAAAGTACCTGTTAAACTAGCACCGCCAATATCAGCGCTACTAACTCCACTAATAGTATAGCCAAAACTGCCACTTTGGTTTGTACTAAAAGTAATACTAAAACTCCCTCCTTCATTAACGCTGGCAACGCTTCTGGTTAAACTATAAAACGGTGTTTGACTAGTATCATTTATGGTAACGCTAGCACTTGCTTGGCCGTTATTTAAACTTATAGTAAAAGTTTCCGTACCTTCTGTAGTATTATCCGCTGTAGCAGTATAATTTAATACACTACCATTACTAACTGTACCAGTTAAACTTGCTCCTCCAATATCGGCACTAGTAACCCCAGTAATAGTATAACCAAAACTGCCACTTTGATTCGTACTAAAAGTAATACTAAAACTCCCGCCTTCATTAACACTGGCAACACTTCTGGTTAAGGTGTACGAAGGAGTTTGGCTTGTATCATTTACAGTAATGCTTGAACTTGTAGCTACAACTGTTCCTGCCGTACTACCAGTTCTAATTTGTACCGTAAAAGTTTCTGCTCCTTCAGTAGTATTGTCAGCAACAGCACTAATACTAAAACTACCAGCATTAGTAGTAATAGTAAAGCTGCCGCTGGTAGAACTAAAGTCTGCTGCGGCTGTAGTGCTATGACTAATTGTCCAGTATAGTGTAGTACTATTTGCTACATTTGTAGTAGTTACATTAATCGTTACACTACTGCCTTCATTAACACTACTTGCTGCCGGAGTAGCACTATAAGTAGGAACGGGTGTAGTACTAGTATCATTAACTGTTATACTACTAGTTGTGGCAAGGATAGTACCACTAGTACTATAAGCTCTTATACTAATGGTAAAACTTTCCGCACCTTCGGTTACTTGATCAGCTACAGGGCCTACCGTAAAACTACCAGCATTTGTAGTAATAGTAAAGCTACCGCTATTTGTACTAAAATCTCCAGATGTAGTAGTTGTATGATTAATAGTCCAGTATAGTGTAGTACCATTACTAATATTTGTTGTTGCTACATTTATGGTTAGACTACCGCCTTCATTTACATTATTAGCAGCTGGTGTTACTGTATAGGTTGCATTATTAATACTAACTATTTCTCCACTATCAGCAAAATAATTAGTAAATGCATCTCTGTCTGCTTGTGTATAGTAGAGTCTTATACCAAGCTTTTCGCCTGTTTCTGGAGTGTCTGTGTCTAATTTTGCTGTTAAAGTTACGGTTGCAGTATTACTACTAACAGTAAAATTACCTAAAGGATTGTCTCCAACAATATCAACGGCCGTGGTACCAGTAGTAGTATATGCTGCCCAATAAATTACTGTTGAATTTAATGTAGGTGCAGTAATTGTAAAAGTAACACTATCTCCTTCGTTAATAGAAGTAGAACTTGCACTAATACTTACTCTAGATTTATTTCTAAGTGTAGACATAGGTAGAGCCCCGCTACTTGGAACCCCTACTACATTGTTAGAAACATAGCTGCCACCCCTATAATATTCGCTTAATCCAATAGGATTAACACCACCAAACTCCGTTTGTATGTTGCTACTAGAAATTGTAGTTGATGGTGTTGGCATTTACTTATGCTCCAATAATTTTGTTAATTTGTCTATTTGTAGCTGTTGTTGTTTAATAGCTTCAATTAATAATGGAATAATTTTTTCATAGCGTACTGATTTATATCCAGTTGTATTAGTTCTAACAGCTTGCGGAAGTATCTGTTCTATTTCTTGAGCTATAACTCCCACATCTTCTCCACTATACCCATGTATATCTTTTAACTCATCTCGCCAAACAAAAGTATTACCACTAATCTGCTGTAATTTGTTTAATGGATCAGTTATTGATTTAATGTTAGTTTTTAGTTTACGGTCCGATGATGAATAAGCAACTATATCATTAGTCGCATCAATTCTACCAGCAGTAGCACTTGCGGACATACCTACACCAATAGAATTAAACTGCACATTACTATTAGTTGCAACTGCTTGCCCTATACTAAATGTTACAGCTCCAGTACCTGCACTAACAGATAAACCTGTACCAGCTACAGCACTTGTAACACCAGCATTTGTAACAGTAATACTACCACTTCCAGTGATTGGGCTGCCAACAACACTAATACCTGTACCAGCAGTGATTCCCACACTGGTTACTGTTCCTCCACCACCAGCAGTTACAGTGGCCCAAGTTCCATCGCCTCGCAAATAAGTAGTAGCTGTACCTGGTGGTGGACTAATATTATACCCGCCCCAACCAAAGTTTCTAAAAGTATTATCTGTACCAGCTGTTCCACCAGTAATTCCAAGATCAGTAGCTGCTGTTCCACGTAACTGCAATGGACGAATAATATTTGCACCTACTACTAATCCACCAGCAGTAGCACCACTACCAATCTCCCGCCCAACGACTGCTGCTGGTGCAGCATTATCATAGTCTAAAATCTTTTTACTAACGCCGCCGTTGACGCCATAATAGCCTCCGCTAGCAGCAGGATTAACTAATTGTGGGCTATCAGTCCAGGCACCACTACCAACTAGTACTTTAGCAGCATCTGCAGCTGCTGGCATAGCTGCATTAAAATTATCGCCCCACTTAAAATCACCACGGGTTCCAATAATATTTATAGCTTTTTGATTTGTCCAGTCGCCAATTTTTACAGCGATTGTGGTACCAGTATTAAACGTAGCTTTTGCAAGTAAAGCAGCATGGCCTGTTTCTGTAGCTATATTATAGCTATCGCCAATTGACAAGCTACCCCAGTTACATATTGCCCCTGCCACCGCATTATTACTATTTTTATCTATTTGACTTATTGCTGCTCGAACACCTCTTATTAGAGTTGGAGAATTGTCCCCGCTAAGTACATTACTCCATGTACCAATCTCTACAAAAGGGTATCCTGAGTTATAAGTAGTATCACTACCATTAGGAGCTATTGAACTATAGTCTACGTAAAATGCTCGTGTACCACTAATTTTATTAGTAACAATGTTACTATAACTTGGATATGGTAATGTTATACCTATTCCTTGCAAAAGTACAGATCCTGCAGCACTAGGTGTTGGATTTATTAAATTTAAATAAACAGTAGGATATGTTTGAGTTCCTACTCCTCCTACTGCTCCTAAAGCTGGAAAAGCATCAAAACTAATAGATCCGGTTGTAGCTGTTCCTACAGTAGTTTCAAGCATAAAGCTTGTAGCATTTATAATCCAGCGAATTTTACCATAACCTAAACTACCGTAAGAAGCTCCAAAAGTACCTGTTCCTCCAGTTTTGGTTATATACATACCTGCAAATAGGTTTGTAGTATCTGTGCCTGTTATTCCATAATAAACGCCAGCAGCATCAACTACTCCAGATGGGTTCATTGTACTAACAGTTCCTGTTCTACTATATGTAGACCCAGCAACTATAAGCATTTGATTACTAGATGCTTTATTTATTTCTAAACGTTGTCCAGTGGTGCCTGTTACAAGCTGTCCTCGTAAATATGCATTAGTAGCAAATATTTCACCAGTAGTTCGTCTTAGATAGTATCCTGCAGTTCCAAAGTTTGTGCTAGTTGGAGGATTAGGTCCGTCGTAGTTATCACTACGTATATCTTGAAATACACTAGCAGCTATAGGTGATGACCAACTGGTAGCATATCCAGCAATAGTGCTACCTTCATAGGTTACTTGACTTGAATTAGGATTAAATCTACCAAAAATATACCAAAGTACCTGACCTACTGATAGTGCTGGAACTGTGGTTGACCAACCTGTAGGTATACCAGGAGTATTCTGACTTCCAGTAGTAGGATTAGGACTAACACTAGGAGTGCTACTAGCTTGAGATTGCGCTAAATATGCCGTTATACTACGAACGCCTTCTAGTCCCTGCGAGCCCACACCATTACTACCAGCATATCCAACAACATAAGCTGTACTGGTATTCCAAGTTACACTGCTTGTTGCGGATGTTCCAGTATCAGCATATCTAACACTGCACGCATATAAGTTATAACCAGGACTACTAGCACCTGGCAACAAACTCCAGCTATTAGCCGTTGTAGGTGCTGTAAATACGCCCGTAGCCCATGTATAAGTACTAGTACCACTTGGAAATGTAGTTGGTGTACTTGCAGCCCACTGATAAACTTCTAAAAACGCTGTTCTAGTTCCGTTTGTACCACTACTAGATATAGATAAAGCTGTAGTAGAGCTCCAAGTTATACTAGTTGTTGCAGTAGTTAAACTGTCACTATATACTTGTCTAGTAATATATAAAGTTTCTCCTGCTGCTGGCGTAGGAGGAGTTAGGCTCCAACCATTAGTTGTAGCAGGCGCAGTAAATTGGCCTGTAGCCCAAGTATAGGTACTAGTACCGCTAGGAAATGTAGTGGGTGTACTACTACTTGATCTGTACATATCAAGTATGGCTGTTCTCGTACCATTTATCCCATCATTACCATTAGTACCATTAGTACCATTAGTACCATTGGTACCATTGGTACCTGCTTTACTTTTACTTATAGAAAATGTTTTTGTTTGACTAGGCCAACCGGTTTTAGTTGCTGTAAGTGTTAATACAGCTTGATCTACCGTTAGCGCGCTAACAGTAACTGTTCTTGTAGTTGTACCAGTTGCTGTTACACCGGCTGGTACATTCCAACTATAGGCCCAATTTGTACTATCATCTATACTACCAATATAAATAGCTGCAGTAGTAGTGGCAGCAGTATATACTCCACCAGTACCATCTTGAGCAGTACTAATAGTTACACTATCTTTACTAAGGGATAGTGTAACTGTTTCTGAAAAACTATTAATAACTACTTGGGAAGTATAGGTAATCCCTAAAAATATTAATGAAGCCGTAAATGTAACCGGTGTTCCAATTGTTATAGCGCTTGAATCTACCGTAACTGTTTTATCTGTTGCTATACTATAGGATACAACAGGGTTTGACGACCATGTCAAATTACTTAGATTATTTAAAATACCAGTCAATATTGGTTTAATAGTAATCTGACTTGGTTGTATACCACTACTTAATTTTGTAAAATTAGTGGCGTTAGTAGACAAAATAATTTTATTACTACTAATTTCTTCTAATCTAGGAGATGTTGCTTGTAATATTATATCTCTATCATTAACAATTGTGGCCATTATACAAGAACTCCTAACTCAATTCTACCATTTATCCAATCTCTAGATACAGTTACTACTGTTCCAAGTGTTTGACTCAACCCAAATCTTTTATTAGTTAATCTTACAAAATCTCCTAATTGTATATCAAACATATGAGGATATGCGGTCATTGTATAAATAGTTCTAGCTGTAGACCAAAGAGAGTTTCTTAAATTAGATTCTTGACTAGCTGCAACTTGTGTTATTAGATAAGTATCTTCCTGTTCTGGTTCACTAGTAGTTTTATAATTAGCTTTAACTGTGTTATTACTCGTAGTACTATAATACCATTCACTTGCAAAATCTGCACTATTTTTTACAGGCAAACCAGCTGCCAAACCACTTGTTTGAACAGTATAATTTTTACAGTAAGCTATTTTTGTAGCTGCGCGAACAGGAGGTCTATCAGTAATACGTATAGAAAATTCTTCTATATCACTACCAGTTATGTCAATACTTGAACTAGTAGCTTGACTTAATCTTTGTAATTTTACCTTACCTACATCGCTGTCTGAAGTTAATGGGCCTATATTAACACTTAATTTTGCGCGAACACTACCAGCTATTTTATTACATACATCTAATAAGTTTTCTCGACTATTACTATAATATCCAACTGTATCATAAGTAGTATTAAATGTGCTAAAATTAGTTGTATCTATATCACTGTCCGTTAGTCTGGTGGTGCTGGGCCCGTAATTTTTTAATATATTCGTAATAATACTACCAATTTTATTAGTATAAGTACCTGTCGTTTTATCACCTTGAACACTACATGTAATTTGTCCAAAATTAGCTTGTGTAAGTCTAAACCTACCACGTGTTAAATCTTTCTCTACACCGCTAATTGGCACTCCCATGTCTCTAACTTCTATAATATCTTCAATCGCACCGTTATGTACTACATAATAAGTTTTTCCGGCCTCATCAATACCTGCAGTAGTACCATCATCAGTAATACGTTGATTAGTTAATGGAGTAACATTAAAACACTCACCAAAACAAATAGGTTTAAGTTCTAGTATATTATTTTTTGTTTCTTGCAACACTGAATCTTCACATAATGTAGTATCTAATTGTTTTAATCTATCAGCAATTACTATATTAAAAGTATTTCTATCTTTAGCAACTAATTCTACTGTAGTTCCTCTAAATAAAACTTTAAAGTCACTTTTTGCCCAGTTTGGATCGCCTAAGTAAATAGTAATATTTTTATTTACAAATATTAAATTTAAAAATGTTTGGTCAAGGGCTCCAGATCTGTTATCTAATTCTATATCACCATAACTAATATTAACTGTACCATCAAGTGATAAACTTTGAGTAAAGCTTACCCCTCCAATAATTATTGGTAAATATGCTTTATTACTTGGTGTGTCAGCGCTAGCACTAGTGTATGCACCATTTGATAAATAAATAGTGGCAGCATTGCTGCCACTATTATCAGTTACATTATCAATTTCAACAAGAATACGTCTAATATGTTGTGGTGTTTTTAACCATGCTTTTAGTTCTGATAATGTTGTCATCTAATATACCTTACATTTCTTTTTGTACAACTAACTTATTATTTATAGTTCCAAACGTACCTGTACTAGTATAAGTACTAGTCTTTATAGTATCGACTACTTGATCACTTGTAGTTGTTAATACTTGTGTTAATATGGCTGTTTGGGCGTCTATAGCTGCTTTAAGTGCAGCAGCATCGTCTGCAGCTTTCTTAGCTGCTGCATCTGCAGCAGCTTTTGCATCTGCAGCGGCTTTTGCATCTGCAGCGGCTTTATCTGCAGCAGCTTTTTCAGCAGCGGCTTTTGCTGCTTTAGCTTCTGGGGTTAGTTCTAATGGAATTACTTGTATTTTTGGATCCGTTAATTTTAATTGCTCAGTAAACGAATTTAATAAGCTACTGCTAGCCGTATTGCCACTAGCTATAGCGTTTGCGGCATTTTGTCCAACAGTTGTTGTGTTTACATTATTTACAGCGTTATAAGCTAATAATAATTCTGTAAATTTTTCAGCTGTTGTTTTAGTGTTTGCTTCAATTAATCCCAGTGTTACCCCTTGAGCAGTTAGTACTGTTAATTGTTGTTGTGCATCTGTTAATTTTGTATTAACTAGTTGAGTAGTAGTATCTAAATCGGCTAATATAGATTTATGTAAAGTTTGATAAAGTTCACCGCTACCATACAAAGTGCTCGCAGTTGTTAATAACTGTTGCGATAATTGTGGAAATTTTTCTGCAGCAGCCTGTGCTACAGCACTATCACTAGATTTTACATCTAGTAGTAATTTGTCGTATTCTGCGCGTAACTGTGAAAACTTATCTATAGTAGATAGAGGAGATAACTCTCCCTGCAATAGTTGCGTCTTAAAGTCTACTAAGCTAGTTTTTATCTTGTCTAACGCTGATATACTACTTTCCAATTCTCGTTTGCGATCTTCAAAAGTAGTCTTTAGTTGTGCTCTAATTTCTTTTAAAGAAGCTACTTTAGCCCATTTAGCGATTACAGTTATGTTTTCAGCTGTGGCTTGACCAGCTTCGTTTAGTGTATCAATGTACTCTGTAGCTTTTTTAGTTATTGCTCCCAAAGATTTTTCTAAATCAGTACTATTGTCACTTAAATCTGAAATTTCCGCATTTAGATCAAATAGTAGTTTAGTTACTACACTGTCAGAACCAAACACTGCCTGCATAGCTGGCGCTATATCTAACAGATTCTTTAATAGAGTTGCACTTGCTTTATCAACTGGATCTATGCTTAGTACTAATTGTTTAAATTCTTCAATAGTATCAACGGATTCATAGCCAAGCTCTTTTAATCTTTCAGTTAACATTTCTTGTGCTGGCTTTAATCGTTCGGCTTCAGTTAAAAAGTTTTCTCTAAAATAACCTAAACTATCTGCAAAATTTTCTAATCCACCAAAAGCCTGGGCAATTGTATCTGCTAAACGTATTCCTTCAATGTCCTTGGTTATTAGTTTGGCGTTCATTGCGGTTGCACGTAATTGTGCTTGTACTACTTGCTGCTGTGTAACGCTTCTAATAGTAGCATCTAATAAAGTTTCTCCAGTTTTAATAAACTCTTTAAAATCTTTAAATAATAACTGTGCGGCATCATCTAAAAATGCACTAACTGCTACATTTATTTTTTCAGATGCAGCTGTAGCATCCATGTCCTTAAGATTAATATCTAATTCAATTGGTTTTAAGCCCAATAATTGAGTTCTAACACTTTCAATATCTTTTCCTGCACTTCCTGCTAATTGAAAGAATAAATCTCTTGAATCCCTAAATACCCCTTGTATAGCATCAATAATAGACTGGCCACCTTCAGTATTTGCTAAAGATATAGTTTCATTAATATTGCCAACTGTTTTCTTATCAAACCAAGATTCGGCTTTTATTACGCCTTTAACATAAGCTGTTACACCTTGCTCTGTTTTATCAGCCAAGTCGTCAAAGCTACCTTTAATTCTAATTCCAGATTCATCAATACGTGGCTTTATATCATAACTAAATATTTTGCCTATTAATGCGCCTGCAATTAATCCAAGTGGGCCAGCAAATCCAGCTAGTACGCTTCCTAGGCCCTCAAATATTAGATTTCCTGCTAAACCTAGTAGGCTCGTGCCCATAGCACTGCTACCTAGTAAAAATCCTCCTGCAGCACCAAGAGCTGTAGTTCCAGCATTAAATATCTGAGTAGGAGCATTACTTGTGCCTATATTTCCAGCTATTTTTCCAGTTGTAATTCCTTGAGCTTTAAAAATACCTATTGTTAAGCTATTAATGCCTTGATTGATACTCTTTAATGTATTTAATATTTTATTGTCATAGATCAGACCATCATTTGTATATTTTTCAATATTTTCAATACCCTTGCCTATTGAATTAGCTTTTTCATCTGGAAAACCTAATACACCCTGCCTAACTTGTACTTTATTACCGCTACTATCGTATCCCATAGCGGTTCCAAAAGCTTCTTCCCGCTGCGCTGTAGTTCCGCCAATTTTTGGACCTTTTCCACCTATGCTGGATAATAAGGATCCAACAATTGCAGCAACCGTTCCTGCAGCAACTAAGTTATATGGAAATGCATTATTTAATGCTTTTACAACTGCGGCTGTACCGTCTACACCAGCTTCTGCTACGGTTGCAGTAGTTCTACTTAAGGAGCTAGTAATAAAACTGGCAGTATTAACTAACATTTGGCCTACTTCTTTAACCATGTAATACATGCGCTGTATATGTAATACTTTTTCTAAAGCTCCAAAAGCTTTATAAGCTGCGGTTTTTTCACTAAATATTTTCTTGGTAGCTGCAAGTGTTTTAATATTAGTATCTATTTCTGCTTTAGATCTAGCTTTATTTAAATCGATTTCCTCCTTACGTAAAGCCAATTCATCTTTTACAGCATTTTCGTATTCACCCTTAGCAGCATTTTCAGCTCGGCGCTTATCTATATCAGCTTGTTGTTTAGCAAAATTTTCTAGTTGTACATTAGATTTAGCTAGTATGTCTACTAAATTATTTAGCGGATCACCTAACTTTCCAAAAACATCTTTTAAACTTTCGCCAAGAGTATTGGCATATTCTAATTGTCTATTTCGCTCTACTTCTTTTACAGATTGCTGTCTAGAAATTTCTAGTATTTCTTCCCGCTTTATTCGTTCTACTTCTAGCTGATCTAGCTGAACTTGTTTTAAAGTATTTAATCTAGCTTGTTCATTAATTAATTCTTGAGCACGCTCAACTTCATACTCTTTTAATAACGCTAATCTTTTATCTATCTCTTCTTTTTTCTGACCAAAATTTAACTCAATTTCTGCCCGTTGCTTAGCAGCATCTAAGTTACTTTTAGCTAAATCATATTCGTGTACTCTATTAGCAACATAGGCTTTATCAAATTCATATAATTGAGCAACACTATTAAATCTTGTTTTATTTATTTCTAGTTGTGCATCTGCCGTACTGAACTCTAAATCCCTAAAAGCTTTTGATATTTCATAGCGTTTTTGCAATCTGGTTAGTTGTTCATCTAATAATTTCTTTTGTAGTTCTAAGCCAAAATTTTTATTTTCTTCGCCTTGTCTGCGGCGAATACTAGCTAAAATATCTTTATTAAACTCTAGTTGATTTTTATAAACATTTTCATTTTCCTTGCCTCTATTTGCCGCAAGTGCTTGTTCAGCCAAATCAATCTCAATTTGAGCTTTTTTGATTTCTAGTCTTTGTTTTTCTTCTAAATTTCTCTGCTGTAAAGATGCTTCGTCTTTAATAATATTTTCACTAGTTATTCCTGCAATACTATTTAGTATATTTTGTCTACTTAACAATTGCTGATTAACTGCTTCAGTTAGTCTAAATAATGTTTCTTCATCTTGTACGGCAGCACGTCTTGCCTGAATATCGCCACTAATTACTGCAGCCTGTCGTTGACCGCCTAAAATACGTTTTTGCGCTTGTTGTTCTGCTACTTTTCTTTCATTTGCTAATATCTGCGCATTAACTGTATTATATACATCTTGACTGGTTTCTTGTGCTTGTTTTGTAGCTTCAGCAGCAGTAATTGTACCACGTTGATATTTTAAATATAGCTCTGCTGCTTTTCTATTATTTTCAGCATTGTTAATATCCTCTAAGGTACCTTTTTGGTAAGCTAAAGCTTCTGCTTGTACAGCTTTAAGTGCGCTTAATTCAGCAGCTAATTGTTCTTGACTTTGTATCAAACTAATATTAACGTCAATGGCTCTGATTTGTATATCGATTTCTTGAACGGCCAATCTAGTTTGCTCTCTGGCTGCTCGTTCGCCGGTTAAGACGCCACTATAAGCTTTGGCTATTGATATAGCTGCTTTCTCACTAGCCTGCCCAAGAGCTGTACGAATATACTCTGCACCTTTTTGAAATACAAAATCTAGGCCTTTTTGCAGTATTGCTTTACCTTGTTCAATTTTATCTGTAGGTATGGCAATACTTGCTTCTTGTATTGCTTCTATCTGTCCACGTAATTCCTTAGATTTTTTCTGTAATGCCTCTTCTTCTTTAGACGTACCATAAGCTCCTACACCTAAAAATTCTGCTAAATTTCCTGCATGTAGTGGGCCTATTCCTCCCTTTCTATCTTCTTGTCGACGTTTTGCCCTATTTTCCGCTAATTTACGTTCTTTTTGTTCTGTTTCTTCTAGTTCTTCTTGTAGTCTATTTTGTAAATTACTATAAGTTTTAAGAGCATTACTTTGCTCCATAAACCCTTGACGAACTTCGGCAAAACCACTTATAAATTCTGGACCAAATAGTGCGGCTTTTCTAGGGTCTTTATCCAGCTCCTCAAACATAGACTGTATACCAGTAACACCTTGGCGCATTGCATTAACAATGCTTAGTCCAAGGTCTTGTATACTTCCACCTAGTTTAAATAAAGGATTTGTATTAGCAGTACTTTGTATAAATTCTTGATAAGATTTTAAGGCATTATCACTTGCATCTTTAAACCCCTGTAGATCTGAGCGAATTCTGTCTAATTGTTTACGCGCAGAATCTAATAAGTCTGTAAAAACGTCTTGTGTGTCTGAGCCTAATGTTAATAGTGCGTCCCGAACTCCACTAAAAGTTAAGGTTTGAACTCCTAATAATTCTTTGAAACCCTTTTCATATTCTCCGGCAATACCGCTTCTACGCAATAATTTAAGACCAGCCATTAATTGACTACTTAAATTTTTTGCTACAGTTTGATCTATGCCTTTTCCAAATAACGTTTTTACCCAGTCTACCGTTTCATCAAAGCCACTCATTTCTTGCTTGGCACGAGCCGCATTCTCTATCAAATTACGGGCGCTACTACTTATTTCGTTAAAAGCATTACTTACTGCAATGGCACCATCTACAATACTTTTACTAAAACCTGCACGACCTTCAAACGTTGCCAAAGTTCTAGTTACGTTTTCAACAGAACTTTCAGCTGCATCAACAGCACCACTAAAAGCTTGCATTTGTTTTTCGTTTTTGCTTAACACAGCTTCTAACAGCGCAAAACCGGCTAATGCTAGGCCTAAATAATTAAGCATACCACCTAGTCTACTAGCAATACCAGCAAATGTTCCGGCTATAATTGCTCCGGCACCGCGTAATTTTAAGAAAGCTTTTTCTGTACCACTTAATTTTAAGTTAGAGTTTTCAATCTCATTTGTAAATATCTTCCAAGCATTACTAACACCAAGAATACTAGCATTAAATGCGGCATTAGCAGTTAATTTACGCTTTTCGCCTTTTTCTTCTTGTTGCTGAATATATTCTGTTAAAGATAAATACTGTCGATTATTTTGTAGTTTTTCTCTTGCAGAACCTTGAGCAGACTGTTGTGCCGCCTCAAGATTTTTTTCGCCAGCAAGCAATTTATCTAATTCTTTTACATAAGCTTTTTCAAGCTCTAGCCTATCTTTTGTGGTTTGTGTAACATTTTTGCCTGCTGCTATTCTAGCTTCGGTAGCGGCAATAGATTTTCTAGCAGCGGCTAAATCTGCCTGTGATACATTTTCAATATCTGTTTTTGTTAACTCAACAAATTTTCCACGTTTAATATTATTTGCTTCTTGAAACTTCTGTAGTTTACTTTCAGCAGAAACAAATGCTTCTAATCTAGCGTCAGCGATCTTTCTAGCCTGTGAAACGTATAATTCATCTAATTTTTCGCGAGCAGCAACAGCGTCTTTGGCTTTAGCTTTAGCTATCTCTAAGGCATTAGTAGCTGCAGTAGCTAATCCAGCGCGCAGCTGTCCGATTGCTGGAATCGCTTGTTTAAGTAATAACGCAACAATTGCACCTATACCCACAGCCAGTGCGGTGGGACTTTTAGCCAATAATTCTACAATAGGAACTAATACTTTGTTTATTAGTTCTAGCCCACTTTGGCCTATATTTTTAAAGCTAGCTAACAACTTATCATAAGGATTTGCGGCAGCATCTGCAAGTGCGTTAAATTTATCCTCACCTTCTTTAAGCACAGCATTAGCAAATGCTTGACGGCGCTCAAAATCTGTTAACTGTGTAACAGCTTTTCCTAATTCTAGTGCATAAGCTTGTGTAGCTGGTTCAATCTTAGTAAATATACCAAGTTCATCTAATAATTCTGGTTCTAATTTTGTGATACCACGACTTAATCTGTTAATAGCATCTGGCATACTAATACCAAGCGCAAAACTAGCGTTTTTAGCTACCATACCTAGTCGTAATATATTCTGACTAGTCATACCAGCACTACTAGTCATAGCTGTAGCACTCATTGCTTCGCGCATACTAATAGCACCGTCACTAACTTCTGCTAATCGCTTAGCTACAGTACCTAGGGCTTTTCCACTCTGTGCACCTAATGTATCTAGTCCGGCTATTAAATTAGTAGTGTCTGCTGCATTTTTAAGCACATTAAAAGCAGCACTAACAGCAAATATATTTGCCGCAAAGGTAGCGTATAGGCGAACTAACCCACCCAGTCCACGAGACTGGTCAGCAAAATCTCTGCTAGCAGCACCAGTAACACCACCAATGCCGCGCATTTGATTATACTCTAAGTTTTCACGCGGTGATTGTGCACTAGCTCTTCTAGCGTTGGCAGCCTGAGCACGAGCTAAAGCATCTGCAGCCTGTGCAGCTCCAGCAAGATTTTTGTGTATATTTGCACTACTTGCTTCGGTTTCTTTTACGCCTTCGGCTTGTAACTTTAATCTTTGCGTAATATCTGGAAGTGCCATCTCTTCTCCTAACTGTACACCAGCATTTTTTGCCTTGTACCTTTGTAAGTTTTATGTTAATTATACCACAGGTACAAAAAAAT